GTCGATAATTGCTGTAAGTCTATGTTGTATCCAGATAGACCGTTCACTAAATCCAATCCTTTCAAGTATCTTAATGAGACGGACGAAGAGTTTAGCTGTGATGAGAACGTCTTGGTGGCAATACTCTACCATCTCGTCAGAGACACTGGACCAATCATTAAACTTGATCTTTGGTTCTCCCATCCTCTCACCCCAACTATCCAAAGAATGCCCACCATCAATAGAAGGCGAATACAACATACTGAGAATTAGAGTATCAATACAGTTCTTTACACTGAGACTCGTTACAGCTAATCTGTTAAGTACAGGCGCATCAAATTTAATAATGTTGTGTCCGACAAACAATGAATTATTGTTATCTTCGATAAAAGCTTTTGCTTCATCCTCACCATAACATTCACCTGTTTCGCCAGTCTTGAGGTTGCGCCAGCACATTACATGAATTACAGTCGCATTAAGGTCATCAGTCTCAATGTCGATTACGTAAACGCCTGATTTGTGTTCTTTGTAATCTAAATACATCTAGTCTCCTAGGTTAAACTTTTCTTTAATTTTTGGAATTACTTCACTCATGTATCGTGATTTTTGCCACTCAGCCCAACCCTCTTCATATACACATAATAGTATATTAATCTTCCAAAAAGGAAGGTTAAGTTCTACGCACCAAGGCAGAGGATAATCTTTAGGTCTAGGTCTAAGACATTGAATCGAATTCATGCCCGGCGGCATTACCACCGTTTTCATACTCATACGCAAGTTCCTTATTCAATTCTTCTAGGCGTCCCGTCATTTCGTTATAATACAACCAACATGCGGGTCCGGTCCGACCGAATTTTCTATTCTTCTCAACTGTTACACGAGTGATATTTCTACGCCACTCGTTGAGTTCTTTCTTCTGTCGTTCAAGACGAACAACAATATTTGCTACCTGCTCAGGTCCGGCTGACCCTCTGACTTGTCCTTGACGATTAATATGAATCACACAAAATACCGCAATGTCGAGATTCATCGTCAATGTCTTAATCTTTGTGCTTATTTCGTCTAGTTGCTTCCGTTCATCACCTGATTGGTCAGATACAATGATGCTAAGATGATCGACCATGATATACCGGCATCCCAACGCTCCCATGTGGCGGATTTTCGCGAGAACAATGTCGATATCGTTGGAACCGAAATGATCCCAAATAACCACACGGTCAGTATCCATAACATCTTTGTAAGCTTCACGGAGCTCCTCCTCTGTTCTTTCTACATCAGGAAAGTGATAGGGCTTCGATTTGTGGACAGACATAAGCCCGATAGCTAGGTCACGTTTAGGCTCTTCAAGGTGAAGGAAACCAACACCGGCCTTCTCTGCTATTAATTCCGGATGCATCAGAAGCGAATATTCAATTTCTTTCATTACAGTAGTCTTACCGTCACCTGTGTCTGCTGTTAGCAGTACCAGTTCTGACGTACGAATACCGAATGTCTTCTGATTAAGCCCCTCCCAAGGGTAAGGGATAGACCTAGGTTCTTTGTATTTAATAATTTCCTCAAGAAGTGCAGGATCATTACCAAGTTGCAGGCCGTCAGGCATATACGTTGGTGATCGAAACCATTCATTGATGTATTCTTTAATTAGACCATTTACAAGATAATCGTTTGCATCCTTATGCCTCTCAAGCTTTAGAATATGAACCTTACCGGGTTCAAACAACTGTGCAACTTCCTTGGCAGCATGTTGTCCCGGATCATCATTATCAAAATTGAGAACGATTTTATCAAAACTATTTATGTACTCAAAGTTATTTACGATTTCTTTCTTGGCTGTACTTGCAGACATAACCCCTACGTTAGGATATCGACTACCTGTAAGCTGGAAGGCTGACAACGTATCGTAATATCCTTCGGTGACGGTAATACTCTTACCACCTGCCGGGAAGAATGTCTGACCAAAGAGAGCAGCTTTATTGATTGCTCCTTCACATTTGAAACCTTTGTCGTCGAAACGAACCTGGTTCGCAATGTGCATACCTTCTTCGTTAAAACGAGGAAAGACGGCTTCTACTGTGCTGTCTTTATCTGTACTAACCGTAACTTTGTATTTGTTGATTGTTGAGCCATCAAGTCCCCGAGCCTTCAATGAGGGCTGTGTCTTAGACGGCAATGGGGTAATATTACTCGGCTTACCCTCGCCTCTTTCATTACTGATACTACGAACTCCGTCGTTGTAAAACTTTATGTAGTCACAATCGAATGAGAAACAATATTCATGGTCATCATAGACCGAAAGATTGTCTTTAGACCCGCACTTAGGACACGAGTCATGCCGGACGAAGTTACTCGTCAGAACTAGTTTCTTCACGTAGGTGTGTTTGGGAGATAAAGGACGCTTCTGCATCATCAAACGACGCATCTAGTACGACACATTCGTACTCTTCGTCACGCTGTACGCCATCGCAGTAAGCTGCATCCATGGCAATATCAAGACAGACGGTACAAGGCTCGTAAGCCTGTAGGTCCTTGTTGTAGATTGTCTCCTTTTCGGAGAGTGATTTATCACAAATATGGCAACGCATGTTTCTATCCTATGAGAAATTAACTCTTCACAGAGTGATTATTAATATAATCTAAAGAGTAATTATTAATTAGTAACTGTCTTTGGATGGACCTCCCCCAAACCCCCTCATCCACAGGAGGTTACGTCCATAGGGCCTGTACCCTACAACTGTATTATATCAAGTTAAATGGAGGTTGTCAAGTCTTTTTACATCCTTCGATAAACTCATCAACACAATCGGTGTAGTCGGCCCCGTACTTCCGGGCATCGTCGAACTTTTCCAGAAGCTCTCTAAGCTTGTCTTCACCAACCATTATCATCGTCTATTACCTCAACCCTCCAATCGTCTCCCTCGGGGAATAATTCTTGCCAAAGAAAGTCTTCAAGAGTAAAGTTAAAGACGTCTTTAAGCTCTTCATCTGTGATTTCAGTTGAGTAGATGATACGATATTTAGCCATTAACAGACTTCCTTAGTTAAAGTTGATGTAGCCATTACTGTAACCTTCTAGACGTTGAAACACGAATTCCTTTAAGTGGTCATATCCTTCATCTGTTATTTCTCCGTGTTGATCGAATGTTAGAGGATGTGTGTCTAGATAGGTAACTAATTCATAAATGAATGTATCTATCCCGTCATCTGTCAATTGTGTCATATAGTCTTCTTGTATGTTATCTCACCTTTGATATTGGTGATAGAAAAACCTTCACCAAGATAAAGTTGAGTACTCCCATAACCTTTATTTATATAAATCCAAACTCTACCGTAGCTTCGGTATTTATTGACCTTATCAACTGCCGAATTGAAGACGGCTTTCGCCGCTCTTAATTCAATAACAGCTTGCTGGAACTCTTGATCTGTTTCGCTTAAGTGAGCATTGAAGCAAGATGCCAACGCATCACAAATTTTTTTAAACATTAACAACCTTCTTTCTGAACGGTACGACTTTGAAATCCGTACAACCCATTAGACTCAAATTACGCTGCACGTCCTTGGCAAAAGTACCAGCATAGGGCCCACACTCGTATTCAGTCGTATGAAAATCCATCGGGTCTTTGTAGAGAACCATTACTTTACGCATCAGTTACTCCTATAAATGCGTATTAAGCCTTTTTACGAGCGATCCACCCAGCGTAAAAATATTTAGCTGCGAACCCCTCGACTTCGATATCAACCGTATGCCTTTCACAGTACTCCTCGAAAGAATTCAGCATAGTCTTTGATGGTCTGGCCTTCAAGACCGGGAGCGGTGTTGATTTCAAGGACATAACTCTTCTCCTGATTTTCGTTCCAGATTACGTCTACAGCGCCGAAATCAAGCCCAGTCGCCTCGAACGCCTTCTTCGCAACAGCAATGACACTTGGGTGGGGGTTAACATTTTCTCTGACGTAGATGAAGCCATTGGCAAGATTTCGGACCTGCCAATTCGCATTTTCGAAGCCATTCTTTTTTGCCTTTCTTTGGACTGCAATGATTTTACTTCCGTCGGAACCTGAATTACGTCCGATATGAACACGATATTCGTCTTTCTTTTTCACGTACTGAACATAGAGTCCAGCGTCTACGACACCGCTACTATCGTTAGCAATAACAATCCCTGCACCACTATGGCCAGCAAGAATCGTTCGACATACGACAGGATATGCACTGTCCGGGATGTCATTTTTATTAGTCCAGAATTTCGGAATAATTTCAGGATGATGTTCCTCCAACAATTTAAAGAATTTTAATTTGTTACTTGCTTGAATGATTTTTGCTGAATTATTCAGTGTTCCTCCCCAAAACCCGATAGTGCTTTCTTGCTGTTGGGTATTTCCCCAGTTAATAACAATATCACTCGGCTTTGGTTTAAACTTACTATTCTGTAATTTCAATACTTTACCACCGAGTTCTTGAGCCAAAGCTTTAGCGCTTTTGCTACCTTGTCGGTACGGAAGTACTCTAAATCTCATCAATGTCATCCTCTATGTCCACAAACCAATCATCATCGTCGGACTCTTCCGGGTCTTCTCCGTTAAGCGTATTCTCAGGTTCAGACACAAATGTTGTCCAACTCGCAGGCATTGGGGGCAGTATCGCTGGTTGAGATGCCGCAGTTTGGAAATATTGTTGTTCTAGACTTTGGTAGACCGTATCCGTCAAACTCTCAGCTACCTTCTTCGGATCACGTTGGAACGGGTCAGGAGCTACATCAACTGGATTATATTCCGACCATTCTCGGCAATAGCACAAATCCTGCGCCAACCTAATGCCCTCATACATTGACTCCATAATACGCTGGTTGTCCCAGTTTATTCCGTCTTTTACTGTTTGGAATTTGTCACCGAGAATAGACGAAAGATACGCGATAGGTCCTTCGCCCGAAAACCCTTCACAAATTCCTCTAGGGTCCTTGTACTCCCCACTGAGCTTGTACAGCCGTTCAAGGATAGATACCCAATCAAGTATCGTTTGAGCGTCTGTACACCCCCTCAGAGCCCGAATTTCGAGTGATCCAAACTTGTACAAGGCGTGGACATTCAATCCGCCATAATGAAGACCCTCTCTCAACGGATATTCACCATCGTTTTCAATAAAACTCTTCAACTCAGAAATGATAGCCGGAGCATCCTTTCCACGGAGACAGAATAGATTACCAACTCGGTGATCCCCGCACCACTCTGTCAGAATCTCTTCTAAAGAGAAATACAAAGCAGCAAAAGAACACAGCCGATTGAGATGCCAATTCTGAGCGTTTAAATGGATATGGACAGATGTTCGATTACTATCATCAAGTTTCGATCCATAGCTGTCGAACATATCCCACAAAGATTGTACCGCCTTCGGAACGTCGGCGAACTTAATTGGCTTTTTCAGGACATATTCAGCGTTATCATTCCCTCGTAGAGAGCCGTCGTGATGGTATGCCCACTTACCCGGGATTAGTTCAGGGTGAACAGAACCACCAATACCACCATTACCTTTTGGAAACTTATTCCCTTCTACCTCAATTTCAATCCCGATGTCTCCGGTAACAATTTTAGATCGCATAAGTGACGCAATATTAAGACCCGGTTTATTTGTAGAATTCTTTCGGATAAAAACATCAGCCTCTACTGATTTCTTCACCTTCTTTCTTAAAACCAGAGCATTAGCGTAGTCTGACATAGACTGAGTAGCAGAGATACTGGCAGTAGCCGGAGACTGCATAATAGACGCATACGTTATGTCTGAAACTTGTTGTGCGTGTGGATAAGTACTCTCAACTGGAACCCATTGTCCGTGAAGTAATGCTACGTAAGGCACTTTAACTCCTAAACTTTAATATCATCGAAAAGATTCAAACTCTGAATTACTTCCTTAGTGTGCTTGAATTTCGATGCAATAGTGATACGTGAGGTGTCGCCGTTAGGCAAATATCCCACAATATTTTGTTTATATGCGAGAAAGAGAAGTCCTACCGGACCCCGGACAAACGCGAAATCACGATGAAACGCTACAGAGGTGTCCACAATCTCCGGGTCGTTAAGGTTTTGAATACAGAGATAAGGGTTCGGATAATCTCCCTTGATCGTCTTATACACGGGAATAGAAAAGAAATCAGGCAGGCTTGGTCGACGACTTATTGTGTCTGGTCCGGACGGAGACAAATCCGAGCAAGTCAACATACCTGATGTCAATCCTTGCTGTGTATTACGCTGTGGACAACGCTCGATATATACGACTTTTCCGTGGTTGTTACACATTCCCATAGGAAAAGGTCGAAATTTATTAAACAAAGGAGAATTCATCTGCTTCCGAATAAGCCCTTTACCCTCATTCTTAGACAAGAACTCATCGAGTTTATCTCCCCGGCTCTTACCTCCGGGTTCGTCCATCCAATCATAAGGGATATCTCC